GATTTATCGGCATTAATTTATCTCCCTGTTAAATTAGCTCCTCTGTCATCTACTTAACAAATATCCCCCGGACATTGCAACACAAAAACCGGAGCCGGACTCCGGTTTTGTGAAGCTGTCGGGTTACTTCATCCCGCCAATATTTTCCCACTTCCCGTCAGCACGCAGAATTTGCAGCGGTCTTACCACGCACTGTATCTGCTTTTTATCCGCATCCAGTATCACCACCTGCGTGATTACCCTGGCCTGCTCCGGGATAATACCATTCTCATCTGACTCCAGGATGTCTGCCGGCCCCAGTCGCAGTTGTGCTGTAAGTGACTGCCCGTGTTCACGGCCATCATGCTTTCCGCAACCGCACAGACGCTGCATAAGTTTTTTTAGTATGTTCATGTCATTCTCCTGTTCTGCCTGTATCACTGCCCACTTCATCCAGCCCCTTAACATCCTGCCACGGCCCGTCACCAAATCTGACCTGCAAATGCTGAAACACCCCCTGAACCTGTGTGGCATCTTTGGGGTCAAGAAAGGTCAGTCCGGTGATGAGCGCACCATCTGTATCCGGGAACCAGCCATAGCTGTTTGTCTCAATAATGCTCATCGGCCCCAGACGAAAACGGATTTGTGTCTCGCCCGGGTCTCCCTTCGGCCCCTGAGGGCCAGCGGGCCCCTGTTCCCCCTTTGGCCCGGGAGGTCCCACCACGGTGGGGATTCGGTTTACGGCCTCTTCCGCCGCTATCCTGCTTTGTTCCGCTGACTGTGCGCTTTCTGCTGACTCCCGGGCTTTTTCTGCTGCGGTCGTTGCATCCCTGGATGCATTACCGGCTGCACTTTCTGCCGTCTTTCTTGACAATTCAGCTTCTGCTGCACTTTGTGATGACTCACTGGCTTTTTGAGCGGCCGCAGAAGCCGAGGACGAGGACGCATCCTCTGACTGCTTTGCTGAGGCTGCACTTTCTGCCGCCTGCCGGGCTGACTCCGATGCCTCCCCTGCTGAAGTGTCAGCATTTACTGCACTCTTTTCCGCCTGGCCGACTGATATACCCGCATTCCTCGCTGACGTCTCTGCCTCTCCGGCATTCTTCTTCGCCTCCTCAGCGTGACGCGCTGCCTCTTCCACCATCTGTTCAAAACGGCGCAGTGCCTCCGGCCGGGCATCCTCCTCCGTCATGGCACCGAGAAAATCATTCAGCGTACCCGGCTGAGAATCTTCATACACGGTGATGGTCCCGGCATGTGACGGCGGAAATCCCTCCACCAACAGAATGACGCTGTACTGACCGTACTCAACGTCCATTGTGTAACGCCCGGCTTCATCCGGGTTTTCTGAGGCCACTGTGTTCACCACCACCGTGGTGCTGTTACGTCTGGCCTTTAGCTGAATGGTGCAGTTTTGTATCGGCTTACCTGCACCATCTTTCAGTACACCTGAAATCTGTACTGCCATACTCACTCCACAAATAAAAAAGGCGCCATTTCTGGCGCCCGTTATTAGGGTTATAAATATTTCAACGGATACTGATGCCGGAAGCCGCTTTTTTGGTCACAATCACCGTACAGTCGGTGATATTGCCTGCCCCCTGATTGCCTTTCTGGTAAATCTTAAACTCCAGAGTGACGCTACCTCGCCCACTCGGCATATCAATAACCGCACTGTAACTACCGGGAATGGCCCCTTTAGTTTCTCTGGATGCGATTAATACGCCGTTTTTGCGAACTTCAAATCCATAACCCGTGTACCTTGTACCTCCCGGGTTATTACCACTTCCCGGATCGGTATACGCTATACCGTTAAAGATAATGGGCGGGATAATAATCTGACGGTCAAAGTTATGATCATCGCTGATGGTGACTGTAACCGTCCCGTCTGGCGTTTCCGTGTTACCCCACGTACCGACTTTTTTCGGGAAGGCTTTTGATACAGCTTTAACGAAATCCCCTCTGACCTGGGTCGCCTCCAGCATGCCCTTAATCGTACAGTTCTCACTTATCGTGACATTGTTGAGCGTCCCGGAGTTCGCATTCACGTTACCGCTGATATCAGCGTTTTTCGCCGTCAGCCGCCCGTCCGGTGTCAGGGAAAATGCCGGTGGATTTCCACCACTGGTAATGGTCGGGGCCGTCAGACGCTTCAGGAACACGTCGTTCATAAATATCTGATTGCCCTGCGCCACAAACATCGGCGTTTCATTCCCGTTTGCCGGGTCAATAAACGCGATACGGTTAGCGGCAACCAGAAACTGGCTCAGCTTGCCTTCTTCCGTGTCCTCCATGCTGAGGCCAATACCCGCGACATAATGTTTGCCGTCTTTGGTCTGCTCAATTTTGACGCCCCACATGGCATTCCACTTATCGTTGGCGTCCTGCCACTCTTTCGAAAACTCCTCCAGTTTGCTGGCGTTATCCTCCGTCAGCTCGACTTTTTCCAGCAGCTCCTTGCCGAGATGGGATTCGGTTATCTGGCCTTTGAAAAAATCCAGGTAACCTTCCGCATCATCGCTCGCCTGACCGACAGCCTCCACGAATGCCGATTTGCCAACGGTGTTCACGCTGCGGATATAAAAGTAATAATCATGGCCCGGTTTGATATTGATACTGGCGGCTATCCAGTACATCCCCGTGCCAAGATAGCGGGCTGTGGTTTCAACCTGCCTGATATCGGTAATCCGCTTTTCCGAAAACCAGAACTCAAACTGTACCGTCGGGTCATAAACGGCAAGATGCGGCGTGGCGGTTATCTGAAAATAGCCCGGCGTCAGCTCAATCTGTGACGGCGCTGCCGGTGCGGCAATCCTGAACGATACCGACGCCGGGTCGCCCTGCTGTCCCCACGCATTTACCGCCCGGACTGTCAGCCTGTAGTTCCCTGGCGCCAGTTGCGTGAAGCGGTATGTGGTTTCCGTCGTCCGGGCCGTGCTGACCAACCGCTCACTGCCGTCGTCCGCTGCCACGGTCAGGCGAAGCATAAAGCTCACCCCCTTCACCACCTTCGGCGTGTCCCAGCGCGCCAGCACCTGATACTCCCCGCTGTCTGCGGAGACTTCTGCGGTCAGGTGCTGCACTGCTGGCGGCGTGACACCATTCACCGTGCCGCTCTGGTCGCCGTCAAAGTGCGCCCCGTTATCCACGATAGCCTCTTTTTCAGGCACATGCTGCACGGCAGTGACAGCGTACGTGCCGTCGTCGTTCTCACGGATACTCACGCAGCGGAACAGGCGCTGGCGCAGCGTCGGCAGCTTCAGCCCCCACACGCTGTATCCGGCAACGCCGTCAGGAACCCGGCTCACTTTCACCTGCACGCCGTCGGTGACGGACTGGACCACCACGCTGACCGGACTCCCCGTCCCGTCGACCAGGCTTATCAGTGTGGTGCCGGAGGCTGGCAGCGTGATTTCACGGTCGAGCGTCAGCGTCCGGGTCTGGCTGTTCACCGCCAGCACGCGACCACCGATGCTGATACCCGCATAGTCATCATCGCAGATTTCAATGACGTCTCCCGGCACATGGCGAAGCCCTTCTGCACCCACGCTGAAATCCACGGTCTGCGTTTCCAGCAGTTCTGTTTTAATCAGCCACAGCCCGGCTCGGTGTGCCTGCCCCCGGCTGGTACAGCCAAAGGCATCCATCTTCGTGACGTTACGACCGTAACGGGCAATGGCCTGCGTGTCCTCCACAAGCTCTGTTGCCGTCTCCCAGCCGTTGTCCGGGTCAATCCAGTTCACCTCAACGGCATTATGGCGGTCCTTCAGGGCGCTGAAGCTGTAGCGGAACGGCGCGCCATCATCCGGCATCACCACATTACTGCGGTTATAGGTCCACACCTTATCCGATGGCCGGTCCTGCACGAACGTCAGCGTCTGCCCGTTCCATACCGGCATACAGCGCATCGCCGAGCAGAAATCACTGAGCACATCCCACGCCTTGCGCTGTGTGGTCAGGTACGCATTACAGGTGATGCGCGGCTCCGTGCCGCCAGAGCCATCCGGTACCGACTGGTCGCAGTACCGACCGATGGCATACAACGCCCATTTATCAACATCCGCCGCACCAAGACGTTTCCCCATGCCGTAGCGCGGGTGGGTCAGCATGTCCCACAGACACCAGGCCATGTTGTCGCTGTACGCTGGCCTGAACGTTCCGTCCCAGATACCGCTGTATTGCCGTGTTTGCGGGTTATAGTTCGACGGCACCTGCAGAATGCGCCCGCGCAGATGATAATTACGGCTCACCTGCTGGCTGCCGAACTGCTCAGAGTCCACCTGCACGCCGACCAGTGCCGTGTTCGGGTAGCACTGTTTCACATCGATAATTTCGGTGTATGACGACCAGAGCGTTTTGTTCTGCAACTGGTCTGTGGTGCTGTCCGGCGTCATCCTGCGCATCCTGATACTGAACGGTCGCGGCGGCAGATTATCCACCACCACCGAGGCCAGATACTGTGAGGTGGTTTTGCCCTTAATGGTGATGTCTTTTTCCGTCACCCAGCCACCATTACGTTGTATCTGAACCAGCAGGCGAACTTCCGACGGATTCCGGTCCCCCTTTGAAGTGGTTTCCACCAGTGCCTGCACACCGAAGGTCAGGCGCAGACGGTCGATGTTTGCCGACGTGATGGTCCGGGTGAGCGGATTGTCATATTTTAATTCTGCACCGATAACGGTTTCTGAACCGGAGGATTCAAATCCCTCCGGCGGTGTCTGCTCCTGCTCACCTGCCCGGAACACCACCGTGACACCGGAGATATTGGTATTCCCCTCACTGTCCAGCACCGGCGTACTGTTCAGCAGCACACTTTTTAATCCGTCCACCGGACCTTCAATCGGCCCTTCACTGATGGCGTCTATCACGCTCAGCAGCTGGGATGATTTCAGGTTGTCCTTCGCTTCGCGCGGGGTATGCCCCTTAGTGCCACCTTTACCCATAGATAATTCCCGAAACAGTAATCAATTTTATGCGAACCATATAACGACCGCTTGCAACAAAAATGCATCTGTTGTATTTCATTTGTTAAAACTTAAATCACCTTGATTAACAACACGAAATGACGGGGTATTTATGATAAAAAAAATACTTGCTGTAACTGCGCTACTTAGTGGAGCCGTAATGGCTGATACAATGACGATCCCTGTAAATCTCGTTTCCTCAGAAGGAGTAGGGAAAAATATAGGGGAAATAACTATTTCAGAAACCAGCTACGGATTGCTGTTCACTCCTCATCTGAAAGAACTACCACCAGGGTTACATGGCTTTCATATCCATGAAAATGCCAGTTGTGATCCCGGTCTGATTAATGGAAAAAAAGTGCCAGCTCTTGCTGCCGGTGGGCATTATGATCCTGAACAAACAAATAAACATCTTGGGCCGTACAATCCGGAGGGCCATCTGGGTGATCTACCAGCACTCTATGTCAACTCAGAAGGAAATGCAGAAAACCCGGTTCTGAGTCCAAAAATAAAAAAAATAAGCCAGATAAAAGAACGGGCGATCATGATTCATGCCGGAGGGGATAA